CGCTCACTGGATAGTTATTACCATGGTTCGAGAATGTAAAACGAAATCGTTTTTCTCGGTTGGTTGTCCTCATAGGATGAAATTCGCAGTATTTAAAGGGCTGCAGGAGAAACTCTTCGGAGTTTCCCTGCCGTTCCCATTACTGCGCGCGGATTCATATGAGGAGCGCTTGTCTGAACTCAAATCTTTCTGTGGTGGATTGATTGAGGGTAAGGTTCACAGGTGGCATGCACCATGCAGTCGTCTATCTCGCTCGTCGAGATGGTCGATTGCCATGTCCCTATTTCTTTTCCGGAAGGTTCTGCCTTCACCGGAGCCTGATTTATTCTCGTATGTCGAAAAGATGTCCTCGCCGGGTCCTGTGCCTGATCCGGCGTTTATGTCTTACTGCGAGAAGAAAGTCGGTTCACTGTTTCCTGTCGGGTGGGATCGTGGAGTTTATGAGTCTAGTGCTCTTAACTCTACTATTCCTCTCAAGGCTTGTATACAGGAAAATCGGGCTTCGGGTGGTGCTAGATATCACATTCTGAACCGTAGTGATGCGTGGAACACGCATCACGACTATGTTATGGAGACTCTTGTGAGGGAGAATCCTATCAGTCTGTGTCCGTCCCGCATAGCTGCGGTCGAGACGGCGGGTAAGTATCGGATAGTTTCAGTTGGTGACGCTGAAATGAATTTGTTCCGACCTCTACATACCTCGATCTATAACCACATTAGTCGAAAGAAGTGGCTTTTGCGCGGTGACGCCAAAGCTAGTCGGTTCGCCGACGAGTTTCGTGCCGTCCCCGGTGAAGTCTTTTGTAGCGGAGATTATGAGTCTGCCACTGATAATCTAAGCCAAGAGATTTCCCAGTTGATCCTTCGGGTGATATTGGCAAACTCCACTTCTGTCCCTGTCGGTATTCGGGAATCCGCCTCCGTTATGTTGGAAACTTTGTTTTCGCTTAAAGGGGGGCCCGTATATCGGCAGGCACGCGGCCAATTGATGGGGAATCTCCTCTCTTTTCCCTTGCTTTGCATCGTTAATTATTTAGCCTTCCGCTTTTATAGTGGGACTAGCGGTGCTGGTTCTCCTGGGTTCTGCCCAGTGAGAATCAACGGCGACGACATCGTGTTCCGCGCTCCTAGGAGTGTTGTCGATCGTTGGATGGCGGGGGTGAGAGGGGCCGGACTGGTCTTGTCTAGGGGAAAGACGTTGGTTGACGGAAGATTCTTCTCCCTCAATTCGAGTCTTTTCAGGTCCAAACCTAAGGGCGTGGTTTCGGTGCCAATGATTCGTTCGACGGCCTTCGGGTTTAGAAAGGATTGTGGCGGCGTCGAAACTCTCGCCGGCAGGTGGAGCTCTTTTGCTCCTGGATTTACAGGTGCCCGGCGTGCGTATGCCCGCGTCGCGTTTCTTCGTTGGAACGCGAGGTGGATATTCGCTTCGGGCCGTTCCTGTACTAGGGGGCTAGGTTTGAATCCATCGCGCGACGATCTCATGAAAGCCACATTATGGGATCGAGAGTGCTACTACTTGTCTTTCGTGGATGGGGTCGAGAAGCCCATTCCACTTAAGCCATCGTTCCTTGAACAGGAACGTAAACCCCCCGGCTGGGAGTTACGTAGGGTGGATAAAATAACAAAGGAAATGAGAGAGTTACAGAAGGAGATAGGTCCAGCTTTCGTTGCTGCTGCCTGGTCTCCACTCTCGAAAGGTGATGTACGAGATGTCCAGAAAGAGTGGATGGACGCTATTTCTCATAGTGGTCTATCTTATCCTGTAGGTGGCCTGCGCCACAGGATGAAGAAGAAAGCTCGACTTCTAGGATTGTCTCCGCGAAACGCACGGCGGTACCTGTCGCCTCGCTTGGGCGAGACAGAGTATATGCGTTTCGTCTCACGGAACCGTAGACGAGTGTGGTTGCCAATCGAGTGGACGACCAGTTTGGCCGCGCTCGGTATGATCCGAAGTAAGGAAATGTAGTGCCATAGGAGTAGGCGTGAGGATGTACGTGATTGTTCTCTGTCCGGCGAAATACCGGAGAGCTCTGTCTGACTGCCCTGCAAAGGAACGGTCGGATATCTTATTATAGCAGTTATCCTCCCTAGCGCCTACCTTGCCGTCCGTCTGCAGGATTGCTTGGTACGATTTGTGAAATCGTCCCGTGCTCTGTTACGGTATTGCATTCGACTT